CAAATGCCAAGTTGATCTGTATCTAGTTGTCATTAGTTGTCTACCTTTGCTCCAGCTCTCCACTGGTAACACGACCAATATCTTGCTTTTGTTTTTGGTCCTGGATTATCACAATTGTGTCTGGCTCTAAAAGATTTACGTCTTGCTGGGTCATCTCTTTTAATTGATAAACCAGTTGTATCACCGAATGATACTTTCTTTATCTTATCGCCATCTTTTACATAAACATAAAACTTCTTAGAACCACCTCTGATAGGGTCGTTTAGTTTTACTTTTTTACCTTGGTATTCTGCTTCTTGTATACCTTCTTGTTCATGTTCATAGATAACTTCGTCTGATTTTTTATCTATGTCTTCAAATTGTTTTAATGTTTTCATTATGCTAAGTCCTTATCATGGTTTAAGTTACCTTTTTTTCTTTTAACTATAAACGCATTAACTCTAGCGTAACCCCATTGTTGTGGAGTTGTACCAGGTCTATGTCCAGTCTTCCATGCAGCCATACCTCTGTCATAAACTTTCTTTAGTGTGCCATATGAGATACCAGACTTGTCTGCTTTCTTTTGAAGAGCATCTAATTTCTCAGACATTGCTTTCTGAGTTTTCTCCATCATCTTGTTAACAACTTTACCTAATTGTTCTTCCCAAGTATCGCCATATCTCTTTTGATACTTAGCAATAGTTGCTTCACTCTCTGCCCATTCTTTAATATCTTTTAAATGTATTCCATATTCTACTGGATCAAACTTGCCCATGTGTGGTGCCATTGCAAATTTATTTGCTTTCTCTTTTGGCGTAATCTTCTTAGCATGGTCAGCATAATCTTTTCCGATTTCAACTGCTTCACCTTGTGCTCGTTTAATCTGTTGTTGAGTAGGTGCGCCTTTCTCACCTTTCTTTCTCATTGGTCTGCCTTCTTTTCTTTTCTTATGAATGTTCGCCCAAAGGCCAGGTCGACTTTCATTCACTTCACCGTACATCTTTTTAAATTGTTTAGTGTATGTACTTGGTTTCGTTTTCGCATCTTTATCACCAGGTGCTGGTTTGTATGCGTTCGGATTATCATCATCCATCTTAGAGCCTTTCTTAAAGTGAGCTGCCCTTTTATCTTTAGTTTTCTTAGACACTCCCTTATAATATTTTTTAGGTTGTGTACCAGGTTTATCATCTACATCAGGATCCTGTTTAACTTTAACGTCTTCTAAGTAGTCGTCATCGTCATCGTCTAATGTATCAGAATTTTTCTGTAACACAACGTCTTTTACTTTTTCTTTTTGTACGTCTGTTGATTCCATCATTTCTATTTGTGCATCATCTACAGCACAACATTCATGTAACCAAGCTTTCTTAACTCCACCGTCTTCCATTTCATATACGAGATAGTTGGTTCCCCTTTTAATGATTTTACCAATAGAACAATCATTCATATTTTCTACATAATCACCGATCTCAAATATATTTTCTTCAATATATTCTTGTCTTAGTTCTTGTTTTTCAAAGTCTTCTAAACTCATTATAGGTTTCATTTGAACTCCAAATCCTTTTTGTGATTTAATGCCCATTGCTGTTCTTAAATCTTTAAATAGTTTCTTTCCATCTGCGTCTTTCATTTTGACTGGCAGACCTCTTCTAAAGCTGTTATAGTCTCCTCTAACAGCATACAATCTCATTTTAGTACCTGATATTCCAGAAGTACCTTGTGCGTCAGGATCTCTTTCGCCAGCACTAACTACCTCTGTCTTATCAAAGTTAAAATCTTTTCCATTATATTGTGTAATTAATCTTTTAAATTCACTCACACGATCACTACCTGCAATCATATAAACATCTGAATACTTTCTATCTAAAGCATTCTTTAATACTTCCATAAACGTTCTAGTGTTACCACCTGCGGCAACAAACTTTATGTTTCTGTATAAAGGTTGTAGATACTTAATCTTTGTTCGTGCATCTAAAGGATTCTTTGTTCTATCCTGAGATGCACTTACATAGATGATACCATCACCTTTAATTCTTCTGGCAATCGCTTCTACTTTCTGGATCAGTTTTTCATGTCCAGCAGTAGGTGGGTTCATACGACCAAAAGCAAATGCTACTGCCTTAGGTCTTTTACCCTTTGCCAAAAATTCTTTTAGTGTCTTCTTCATCTTCCTAATTTTTTACTACGTCCTAATGGTAGAGCTTGTCTCTTTGTATATACTCCACCTTTCTTTGCTTCCCATTCCACTGTTACTTCTTTTGCCTTTGTGTTGTTTTGAAAAGACTTAACTGCTTTTCTAAACGACATTGATTCAATATTCTTAGGCTCTTCACCTGCTTCATAAAATGTATATTGTCTTAACTTGCTCATGCTACTTTACTTGTTCCTTTATCCCAACGTTTTGCAGCTGTGAAATTAGCTGCAGAAAACTCTAGTCGATCAACTAACTTTCTCGCTGTACCTTTACCATCAACTACTACGTAACCTTCTGGATTAGTTACTTCTAATCCGTTACCTTTGACAACAAATGTACCAATCGATGTTGCTTTGTTTAGTTTATCAACGACAACTTTCTTTGCACGTTGTATTGTTTTGTATGTTGCTATCGCAAAGTAAACCTGTTCACCTGCACGATCTATAAATCTTAGACCGTCTTCAAGTATTTTCTTATACTTATCTTTCGATTCTTGTCTCTTAACTTTATCTATAGCTGCACCAACTTTACCCTCATAGTAGTTTCTAAAACCTGATACTGCTTTTGTAGTTGTTGGTACGTCTTGCATTTGTCTAATAAAAGTATTTAGATATGTCTTTAAATTTAAACCTACCGAATAATCCGATAGGTCTGTTTGCATTTTATTTAATAATGATGTTGACTTCTTCAATGAACCTCTTGCCATGTTTAACATTTTAGTAAGTTGTTCACCCTCACCTAAAGTCATCATCACATTACCTGTTACATCTTTGTACGTTGCATCGTCAAACCATACATTGGGAGAACGTCTGAGTTTCGATACATCTGCACCAAAAGATGCTTTTAACTTGTCGATAGATGAGCCTCGATATGTTGTGTGAAAGATAATTCCTAATTTTGCTCTTGCAATTCTACCACCTAGACCAGTCTTCTCTGGCACTGTATAAACAATTGTATTTGGTTGAAATGAAATCACTTGTTCTTTTTTACCAGATGCTGAAGTTATACCTCTAGTCTTTTTTAACTTTTGTGTAAACATAAGATCGCCTTGTAGAATACCTTTGAAGTTTAAAGGTTTCAAATATAATAGACACTCTCTTAAAATGTTTGCAACTTCGCCTGTGTGATTTCTTTGAATATCTGCTGGTGTGTAATTAATCTTTGGTGTTTTATTGAATAAACTTTTTGTTGCAACAAAGAACTTACCATTTGATGGATCGATTCCAGCAACAATCGCTGGTGCGCCATCCCACTTCACAGTAAGATTAACTTTCTTGTTTGATGAACCTTGTAGCATATCACGTAACGCATCTAAAAAGTTTAGAGCATTCTCTCCACCTTTTGCACCATTCAGAATAATATCATCTTCTAAATGTTCTAAGTGTGTGTTTGCGTCTTCTAATAAAAGTTCCATTACCAACTTATCCTATTGTTAAAACTTACGTCTGGTTCTATTGCCATAAACTTAATCAATGCTTCCCAAGACTTACTAACTAATTCTTTTACTCTATTCCAAAAGCCTTCGAACCAATTAGCAACTTTGTCATATGCTCTCTTTATAACATCCATTATACCCTCTGTCAATAAGTCTGCATTTTTAATTTCTTCTTCTACAACCATCTTAACACCTAGACCAACTGCTGACCAAAATGTATAGTAACCAGTTTTGCCTTTTGGATTTGTTGGTGATTTTAATTGTGAAGATGTATTTTGTGTAGACTTAAATTTAACATCTGGTCTAACTTGTTTTGCAATCTTCTTAACGTATGGGTCATTCATTGATTTAACTCTATGACCTTGTGCATTTCCATCATAGTCTGTAACTAAGAAGTAATCAGCTGTACCTTCGCTGTTATCAAACTTAGTACGACCTGTCATTGCTTCATATGTAAATGCTTGTGCAAATCTTGGATTCGCATTAAATATTTTTCTTAAATCTTGTTTAAATGCTTTGTGAGCTTCATCTGCTTTCTTTAGTATTTCTACTTCAGCAAACTTGCCTGCTTTTTCTAAATCTGTTTTACTACCTTTGATACCCATCTTAGATAAATCTGTTGACGGTAAAAGATTGTCCATCTGTTTACCTAATGCTTTTACTGACTTGTCTAAAGATTGTTTTGATGTTTCTGCAGCCACATAGAATGTAGCAGAGGCTTCTGCTTGACCACCAGACATGAGTTGAGCATCACCTGTTTTAAGTGATATTCTATCTCTGCCTATTACGAAATCTGTTTTGGGAGTTAGTGTAGAACCCTTTGCACCACCTGGTCCAAAGTATGTGTTCCATTTCTTAGATGCAGGATAAGAGTTCTTTGGAAACTTACCCTTACCTGATAGTCTTAAACTAGATACAATTTTCTTACCAACCTTATCAGAGTTTTTGATAAGACTAGATTTAAATTTAGGACCACCTGCAGCTGCTACGATAACTTTTTCCATATCATAGGCGGCTGTAGTATCGCCTTCTAAAATAAGATTATCAATTAGATAATCTCTAAAATTTTGCATTTTGCACTTCTCCCATGTACAATCTTATACCACATATCCCATTACAAGTCAAGTAAATTCGATAGTAATATTTATAATTCTTTAGTACACAGGAAGTTAGGAATGCCTTGATTATACTTCCAAACTTGATGTTTATTTTGGAAATCTGCTAGTTTTTGTGCGTCTTCTTCAAAGTCATAGACTGCGACAATCCGTTTGGCGTTCTCTCTGACTTGCCAGTAGAGTTCTTTGCCCCTTTTTGCGAGCTTGATAGTATACTTTAATTTCTTAGAATACACTCTTTTTTTACGAGAAGTTGCCATAAGTATTACCTTTGTTCTTCTTTATATATGATTCGAGGGCATCTTCATCGTTCTCCTCGACTTGTTGACCAACTAAAGTTTGTGCTGATTGTTCAACATCAAATAGTTTCATTCTTGCTCGATCTACACCAATAACAAACTTCTTATTCATTGTAGGATCGTTGTATCTATTCTTTAGTTGTTTTACCATCATCTGACCTGCTTGTTCTAACTCATCGTTAGAGATTAACGCAAACATAAAATCTGCTGTTGCAGGTAGACCAAATGATTCGGAAGTATCTTCAAGGCCAACATCTGTAGACACGAAACCAGTTCTTGTAGTTTGTGTCGCTGTCATAATAGGTAAGTTGGATTCTACAGCCAACCCTCTAAGTTCTTCAGCAATTGCCTTAACATATGTGTAACTATTAACATTGGCACCAGGTTTGAAACGTGAACTAGCACAGATATTGATGTAATCAATAAACACAATATCTGGCTTGAACGTTTTCTTCAAAGCCAATTCATTGATCAATGCTTTGAAGTGACCAGCACCAGCAGAGGCAGTAGGATATTCTTTGATAACTAATCTACCTGTTGTTGCCTCTTTTAATTTTTGTATCTTGTCTGAAAATAATTTCTTGTTTAATGAATGTAAATCATCTGTAGAAATATTAAGTAAGTTTGCATCTATTCTTTCTGCAATTCTTTCCTCTGCCATTTCCATAGTGATATACAAAACATTTTTATTAATCGACAATGCATGTGCAGCCATGTGTGTCATAAACATTGTCTTACCAACACCAGTACCTGCCAATGCAACGTTCAACGTTTTGTTTGGCAAACCACCTTTGGTAATCTTGTTGAAGTATGATAAATCAAATTCAATACGTTCTAGTTTTTGATGATAGTAATCAAATCTTCTATCAACATCATCTAAATAATCATGGCCAACATGAGAATCAAAAGAGACACCCAATGCATCGCTTAGTATTTCTGGTATCGCTTCTGGTGTCCGTCTTGTATCTTTACGCTCAAGTATTTGAATACCATCCATCACTGCGTTATGTATCGCACGATCTTTACAAAACTTCTCTGTAGTTTCTACTAACCAATCTAAATTAATATCTTCAGGATTCAAAGATTGTATCAAAGAAACAATCTGTTTGTATTCTTCATCCGTAATATCTCTACGGTTCTGAATATCAATCTCTAAAGTTTCTCTGGTTGGAAGTTTGTTATACTGAGTTGTGAATTTAAAGATTTCACTAAACAAAATCTTTTCTAAACGATTTGAAAAGTAATCTTCTTTAATAAAAGGTAATACCTTTCTACTATAATCTTCGTTATGTATTAGATTCTTTAGTGTGGTTCTTTCTATTCTTTCGCTCATTTCATCTCCAGTTGTATGTTTTCATGTAGTATATCA